CCACCAATAAATCTAATTGTTGGTGCCGTTGAGTAATATGTACCACCAGTAAGAAGGTTAAGACTTGATAAACCTAGACCTCTTGCTGCATATCCAAGTTGTACATAATTACTGTCAACATAGAGCCCAGTAACAGTAGTTGATGCCGTTGCTGAGGCAGGAGCAATTGCGCAAACCTTATACTGATACGAACCGTCCTTTTCAATTGCTTGAATATCATCAACAGCAGTATTAAAGTTCTCACCAGTGTACTCAAACAATGTACAACGAAGTTTAAATACAGGTAAATTTTCAATTTGGTAGAATGGTTGTTCATGTTCTACATGTTGAACCTGAAACATTTTATTGGTTAGAGGTATATAAATTAAATCACCCTCTGTAGGTCTATCATTCGTAATGCCTGATGTATCAAACCTATGAACTTGTTTGGACCATCTACTTCTAGAGACAACAAGTGTGACCTCATCACGAATCTCTACACCAAATCTTGTAAATAAATCTCCCTCTCCATCAAACCCCTCAACATTTTCAATATACATCTCAATTTTATGTGTCTGAGGAAAGTTAGATGCCGGGTCATCACCAAACAATGTATCTTCATTAACCAAATGTCTCGGCAAATAATAAACATCTTGCCCATAGATCTTTAAGGCCTCAATTACGAGGTCCTCATAAAGATCCATTTCAGACCTTACTTTTTCCGAAAAATAAAAGTTACGAGCCATAATATTATCCTACAAAGAAATCAGGCGGAAATTCCCATTCATCCCTAATTTTTTCCCGTAACCTTTCTATCTCTGCAGTTGCATCGTCATATAATTGGCGGCCGTTAAAGGTAACACCACCTGGTAGTTGAACCCCTTCAAATTTTAAAAGATTCATACCCCACTGTTGTTTAATCAGAGCAGTAGAATATTCCTTAAGCCAAAGATCATTATAAATTGATGTATGTGTGTCTGGATCAATAAGTGTATAAACCTCTGCAACAATATACTCACCAACCTGTATGTCGCCATCTGCAATATCACCAAAGATATAAAGCCTGTCCTGATGCCGTGACCAATGTACTTGGGGTGTACCATTGAGTTTCATGTCAAGAAGAGATAGATACTGCTGGAGTTGTTCGTAATATGCCAGGTCGCCAGCAAAGTTTTGCATATCAGCAATATCATTTAACATCATCTGATACTTAATATCAAACATATTAAACGATGTACCGAAGGCTGACGACATCGGAAACATTCTATTTACCGTAAGAACATTTGATGAAATTGGGATATATTCGTTGGTAATATCAGCAGCAGTAACTTGATGTTTTAGATACGTCTTAATTGTAGCATCAGAGTGGAACTCCTGCCAGTACTGTATTGCTTCATCAATACGATCCTCAACCTGATCATCATCAACATTGATTTCTAATACTGGGTCACCAAGACGACGTTTAGCATAATCAATCAGATCTTGTCTGCTAGCAGGAATAGCCATAAAATAGTCTCCAGGTAAAAATTCTTTTGACTATTTATATGTTTCTATACTTCAAACTCTGATGTATGATACCACCCAGAACCATCGGATATGTATAAACGATTATTTGAACTTACATATGCTTGCTGACCGACCTCAAGAGAAGTAATCGGCAATGAATCAAGAGTAGAAAGAAACGATAATGGTTGACCAACAACTCCGTCAACATATGCTGAATCAACACCAACATTTAATGCCTCATTAAGAAGTCTTTTATTTTCAGTATTAGAGATCTCAGTATTACTGAGCATATCTGCTATGTCACGTGATCTTCCCATTGCTTTATCCTAAACTATCTACCATTACACGACCATACCAAACTGAACCGTTTGAAATATAGTATTTATTTGAGTCAGCAACAAATGCTTGATCTCCTGCTGTTAGTGATGATGTTGGTAATGAATCAACTGTTTCAAAAAAAGACAACCCAGTACTGCTTACAAGTGTTGTTACATAACTTGAATCTTGTATAACACTATTATCATCAATCGTGAGGATACGTTCATTATTCGAATTGGTAATTTCAGTCTTACCTAATATTGCTGCTATGTCTCTTGTTCTACCCATTATGTTTTCTTCTGTACAAATTTGCCTGCAGTGAATCCAGTATTATCATCCACTGTAATTTTAGTACCATTTTTCCAAACGTATGATCCTAGAACAGATGTTCCTATACTAACCTCAGTCCCATCACCTGCTGGACTTGGATCTAATTCTAATTGTGTATATTCGGATGCAGATTGTTTATATATTGGATAAGTCGATGTTCCATTAGACGCTCCACTTGCATTACTTGTTGAACTCCATTCAGAATACGATGGATATAAATCTGTATTTTCTAAATAATCGTTATCACCAGAAACTCCATATCTTGGGTAGTCTTCACTTATGATATAAACTTGATTGCATAAACTTGCAGATCTAACATAAATAGGAATATTTGTGCTAAGTGCATCTCGAGATGAACCAGAAGGAATTGAACTTCCCCAAGCTTGGTTTTGCGTATATCCCATACCTCCAGCACAGACAACGACAGTATCACCTGTAGAAACTCCACATCTACTATATATTCTGCCTCCGCTTAAATCTCCATCTGCCCATATATCTGCACCAGGAGTATCTGCATATGAACTGTGATTTTTATTGAAATAATATGCTCCTGAAATATTATATGTTGCTACATGGGTTCCAAGAATAGTAAAATGTTGACCTTCATAAACTTCTTGTGCTGTTGGTCCATTTACAGTAGAATCTGTACCAATGTGAATCTTACCACCTACAGGAAAGTTTGATTGTTGATTGCCACTAAGAACAATAGTAAATTGAAAATTAGAACCCCAACCAGGATCAAATGTACTAGCACTACATGCTTTCCAAGTCACATTTCTATATGACCAGTTCGAGGTGTAACTTGGTATTGGCCAATTGTAATAAAACCCTGATACACCATCAGAATATGTATCACTCTTCATGAGAACGTAATTTGGATTTCCACCACCATCAATACCATTAGAATAAGCAGAATATCCTGTGTATGAAGTAGCATAGATAGGCTGGGTTCCTTTTCTTGTAGCACCACCATTGGTTGTCAAACTATATTGTGTGCATATAACTCCAGCATAATTTCTATAGGTATTTCCGTCAACAATACCATGAATGTACATTGATGATAGATTAGCATCATTTGATATCCATGTTGAAGGTTGTACACTCAGATGCGATATGATTTGCCCACCAGCAGCATCACCAGTTCTAAATCTAGAAGCAGTTGTTGTTTCACTGCTTGTTCCTGACCATATCCATCCAATATAACTGCTATCGATAGCACCAGTTGGAATCGCAACTTTTCCTGCACCAACATCAATGCCCATAGTATTACCGGCAGATGTTCTACTTTGTTGAGTATTATCTAAGAATATAGCACTTGCAACAGTTGCTTCAATAGAAGGTGCAGAATCAGATAAAGTGTCACCACTGGTTAATTGAAAAGCCCCACCTGCAAGATCACTATCTGCATTTATTATTGTACTGCCTGAAAGACTCAGTATTTGAGATAATGGTTCTAATACAAATCCACGATCAATTGTAAAACTTTTTACAGATGTAGATAAATTCACTTGATCATTGGCGCTAAATGTAATCGTAAATGATGTTGCGTCATTTGTGGCGGCGGGACTCATTGCAATAGCAATAACACTTGAGTCGCGTGAAAAAGTTGCTACAGCACTATCGGTAATATTTGGGGGCGAAAGAACAGCATTAAACGAAATAATATCTAGATTTTCAAAACTATCTGTTACTTGAATAGTCATTGTTAAACTTTGACTATCAGTTAAAACACCATCATAGTTTGCAATATTAATTGTTGGGGGAACGTTAACAAGAAGTGAATTATGCCAAGAACTATCTGCTACATAAAACCGATTATTACCTGTCACCCATGCACGATCACCATCACTTGGATTTGTAGGTAAAAGACCAACAGAATCATAAACTACTGTTCCACCTACTCCAGCTAAATCAGTTACAACTTCCGGAGTAATAATTGTAACATCACTGCTATCAAATGCTAGGGTTTTATTTGTAGTATTGAATGCCTCAGTTTTACCAAGAAAGTTTGCGATATCTCTTACTTTGGTCATGGATTAACTCCATGATTCTGGATCGGCAGCAGCACCGCCACCGCCACCACCTCCACCACCAGCAGC